CATTATCATCTTTCATTTAAAGTCTGTTTGATTTCAATGGCGCGATTGGCCAATCGATGAAGACATTTTAAAACTCAAAATGAATAACTCAAAATTCACGGCAAAAGTTGATTGGGCTATTTTTGCGATTTTCGCCGAGAAAATCGAACAATTTGGTTCCCGGGACTTTAGTTTTTCCATCTTTCTGATGCGCCAAACATCGCGGTGGAAAATTCCGTCCATTGAACAGAACTTTCCCCTTTTATGAGAGCGATGCCAAAACCTTATAGGGTATTGAAACGGCAACGGCCAAATAAAATACTGAATTCTTTTGCAAGTCATTGATTACAATGGGAAAGTCATTGAATTGACAGGTAAGCAGGGACTCAAGCCGCATCAGGCTAACGAAGGGCGATGTCGGTTAAACCGACAACTGGGAGCGAACCTGACAATCCGGTGATTTCTTGTGTACTGGTACAGGAGAGCGATTTCCTCGATGGGAAAGTCAGAGCCAATGCGGCCTCCAGAGCCCAGATGTCAATCTGGCAGTGGTACATGACAACGAAAATTCGATCTAACTAGCTGCCACTGGATCAGCGAAAGCGATCACACATCAGCCCGTCGACATTTTTTGAGCTTCCGTTAAGAACAATTTGAACTCTGCCACCGGTCACGTACCATGGATGTGTTCCAGCGTTTAGACGCAGGTTCCTAAATAGAAGTATGCAGCGGACAAGGTTGCGCGTTTTGAATCGTTAGCTTGATGCGCTGCATTAAGTTGTTCTCCAAGACTCTCACTACTTGTCCTAGTGAGGGTTTCAAAAAAGCCCTAACTACTAGACCTAGTTAGGGCTTTTTCTTTTTCCGCTGCATGAGTAGTGACTGCAACCCATGTTGCAGTAGTCCATCGCTCTGAGATCTTTGAGTGCCCCAAACGGCGATAACGGTTGGGACCACATTGATAAAGACAGTAAGAGTGCTATGTTGTGATTAGCAAGGCTGCCCGGGAATCTAGACGCCTGGGAACTAACAGCTAGAGACGTCCGCTGAAAAAGCGCGGGGAAGGCCTAGACGGTAGCAGATACACTTAACTGGTGTTGATTCCGATAGAGGGGAGTGTCTCAGGGACGAACTAGATTTGATCTAGAAACTTAACTGGCTTCGCCAGGGGAGTTTACGACCTCTTTAAACTTTTGAAACATGATAGTTGCAGTAATTGGTTTAACAGGTAAGAACTACAAAGAACTACAAGGACTAAACAAAAAATGTAGTGTAGATAAGTTGAAGGCGATAGCCGAAAACGAATGACACTACATTTTTTACCAGAAGTAAAGCGAAGCGACACTTCAGGGAATTACTGTGTATCACTAGGTGGAAGTAACTTACGAGGTCTACATTGGTTTTGCTACTTCTATGACTTCGTCAAGAATTCTTGGCGATTCCTTCGTAATCAAAGTCACCTGACATCTTCGCTATCGCTCAGGCGTCAGGGGACTTCAATGCCGAACTTCGCTGCCGCTCAGTAACCTGGCATTTCAGTCGCTTTCGCTAAAACCAATTTCCTTCTCAAAACCCAGAAGTCACTGCGTTCCAGCGGCCTCGTCGCTATCGCTCCCCGGCTCGCCACCTGGAAGAAAACCAAACACCAACAGCCAGAAGGTCGCAAGCTCCCAGCGCTTCGCTTATTGCAAACCCAGGTGATTGAATGAAAGAAGCAATTATGTTGGCAAGTGTGATGCGGCAATGAACCTGAAATCTTGCTCAGATTAAATGTTATGAACTAGCTATTGCTTGTGTTAACTTATTAGTCCGCTAACAAGAACTGTGGGAGATGCAAATGAAGGTAATCGTTCCATGTACATGGCGTCAGGCAATGTCACAGAAGTTCAACGTAGACAAGGTACTCAAGGAACCGAACAAGCTCAAGGCTAGTCGTCTCCAAGGGCTGGTAGACAAGTATCAGGACATCACAGAGTTGAAGCGATGGCTCGACCAACAGAGCATCACCCATTACACACTCAATCAGCTCTACAGGACTTGGCCCAAGGCTCGGATTGCCCAGTACGAAGGTCTGATGTTCCAGTTCACCCAAGATAGCGACTTCCTTCTCTTCAAGCTTGCGTGGAACTAAGCAAAAGGCCCCACGGGGCCTTTTCTACCTGCCGGTCAGGAATCGAGCGCACCTGGACTCACTGAACGGCCTGCCAGTAATCTTCTCGTACATCCCCATCAGATACCAGATTGCCGCAAGCCCAGCCGTGATCGCGGGTAAGACCTTGATGATTGTAAGTACGGTCACACTCGCTGCGATAACGTCCAGGCTATGTTTAACTGCTGCTATTACTTCATTGCTCATTTGGGGGCAGGCTCCGTGATTGCTTTGATCCTTACACCCGCTGCGCCACCAGCAAGAAGACCGCTGTACGCCATCGCGTAATTCACCATGTCAAAGCTGCCTGACCTGTAGACCTGATAGCCTGCGAATCCAAGGAACGACAGCGCGCCCATGATCCAGAGTACGCGAGCGACATCGACAGTTTGATTATCGATGCCAGTGATGATGTGTTTGAAAAAGTCCATTGTCACTTACCTGTTGCTGATGTCTCGTGGATCAATTGGACCAATCCAAGGCGGCGGTGATGCCCGTAACAGTGACGCTGTGCCCGGTGTTGTCGTTCACAATGCATTGAAGCGTAGCAGTGGCGCCGCCGTTGGCGTTCGTGGTGTAGCCGTGGGAGACGTTGCACGCGGCACTCGTGGATGCACCTAGCCCGCAGCTGTTCGGGTTGCTGGTAAATGACCAGCTGTATGTGTAGCCGCCGCTGCCATTGCTGACGGATACGCTTGGATGACATGTCACCGTGCCACTACTGGCAGAGCTTGCACCCCAACTATCACTGTGACCCGTCACATTCATGGGAATGTAAGAGCTTTTGCCGTACAGATTGGACAGGCCGATACCCCCGGACGGCACACCAGCCAACGCACGCACGTCGGCATCGTCGAGGCTGATTGGGTAGGCACGGCCCGGATTGACTAGGCGAATTTCATTCATGACATCGGTTAGGCTGATGGTGCCGCCTGCTGGTAGGGTCATTTCGTACCCCACAGACGGCGTAGCGTTGCCTGTTGGATCGCGAAGTTCAAACCGCCGTAGTTGACCGTCAAACTGCCTTGTTCGTCCTCATGCACCGCTTCCGGTACGATGGCGCGAATCTCCTGCGCCGAACCACCAACTGACGGACCAGAGCCGTCGAGCCAGTCGAACGTGCCAGCCAGCTTCATGTCTGCCAATGCATCAAGCTGCGCATCGGTCAGGGGATTCCAATTCTTTTTCTTGCGCTCGTCGGAGGTTTGTGTAATCTGATTTGCAACAAACTGCCCGGTATCCGTTAGGTATGCACAAAGCGCTGAGTTTGTTGCGTTGACAAACTCAAGATTATTGCTACCGCCTACTCGGATCTGTTTTATGCCTCCTGGTGCATAAAGGTAAAGACCGCTATAACTAGCGCCAGCGTACAGATTTGCATTTGATCCGCTGGCACCGTAGGCGGTGTAACCCCCAGCGTATACCGGACTGTAGTACCCCCCCGGATACGCAAAGCTCATCGAACCGCACGTCCATGTCCCTGTACCCAGACCAGTTGATCCAGGCGTTGGCCCACAGTCAAAACGGATGTCGTGGTCGTTGGCGTTTGACGTTCCATGGAAGTCGAAATACCGCCCAACTTCCGCCAAGGCTCCCGGTGCAAATACTGCGGACGGCATCGCACCCAAGTTGGTGAGGGCGATCCCAGCGACGGACGCGCCAGTGCCACCATTTGCAATCGCTACCGTACCTGTAACGTTCGCGGCAGTGCCTGTGACGTTGCCGGTCACATTGCCTGTCACGTTGCCATTGACGTTACCCGTCAAAGTTCCGCTTACATTGCCTGTGACGTTGCCGGTCACATTGCCGGTTACGGTGCCAGTCAGCGGGCCGACAAACGATGCGCCGGTCACTGCGCCAGTTGCAGTTAGCGCGCCAGTGACCTTAGTGGGACCGTTGATTTGCAGCTTGTTGGTGCCGTCGTCCGATGTAGTGCCAACCAGCACTCGTCCCGCACTGTTGATGCGCAGGTTTTCGACACCTGATGCGACAAGGGCCAGCATTCCAGATGCCGGACGAAAAATGCCCGATGATGCTTCGCTGTTGAATGCGATACCTGGCACATTGCTGGTGCCGTCTATGAGCTTCAGCTGACCAGCCATTGACGCTTGGCCGTCGCGTGGCAGCACGTTGTTGAACGTATTGCCGATGTCTGTCACGAGCGTATTAAACGTGGCGGATTGGATGACAGTGCCTGTTGCCACTGGCTGACCAGCAGGCGGCACGTACGTGCCGGAACCATTAAATGACATGGGGTTGACCCTCTTATTATTCTTTGCGGCTCATGCCGCTATCGTTATTTACTCGCCAAGCGAACCTGCGGCTCCTGCTGTAGTCGCGCCCAATGCTTTCGCAATGGCGTTTGCCAATACGGGATCGAGTTGCTTACCACCCGCACCTGTGAGCATTCGGATCATGGTCGGATTCTGCGAAGTTGCTGCCCTCGCCAACAGACTAGATACAAGCTGCTTCGCACCTACGCCCGCGAGCGTTACCGGACTTGGATGCACGAGCACCGCTGCTGTGTCGAGTCCATGACCGCCAACAGCTTTGCCGATAATCGAACCTAATCCGTGACCGCCTGATGGTCCGTACAAATCGGCCGCAACGCCCGCGAGGTCTTGATACGGCGCATCGCCTTTCAGGAACGCATTGCTGAATGAGCCGGTCTTTGCTGCTTGGAGCATTTGGCGCGGAGTGACGACGCCAGTATCGTTGCTGGCTTTGACCATCTTCTGGACAGCAAGCAGACTGCGATACTGATCGTTCGCGGCCTTGAATGCGCTTTGCTGTTCAGGCGTCATGTTGCTGGTCAGCGCATTGTTGATCTTGTCGATGACCTGTCCGGCCAACTGCTTTTCACCATGCGTCGTGCCTTGGCTGTACAGAACGCTTTTTAGTTCGCTGGCTAATCCCTGGACATCAGCACCAGCAACCGGCGTTCCTGCGTCAATGGCTTTGGTGAGATTTCCGATTGCGGTATGCACGACGTTGTTATTGGCGATACCTTCCGTAAGTGGGTTTGTGCCTGACTTTACCAATGCTTGAAGGTCGGCTTTCATCGACTGCGGCAACAGTATCTGCACGTTCGTTGCATCGTCTAATGCCTGCTTGATGGCGGGACGCGCAGCGTTCAGCATGTTGGTATCGATTGGCCCAGCGTAGTTCTTGAGTCCCATGCCTTCCGCAACCTTGCCCGCGATTGCAGCTTCGCCGTCTGCCTGACTGCTGATCACGGCCTTGGATGTCGGCATCGAATCCGCGATGTTGCGCCAGAAGCCGTTCGGGCCGTTGACACCCGCGACAGTGGTCGGCAATCCCTGTGCCTGGGCGTCAGCGAGTCGAGCAGTAGCGGCAGCATCGCCACCTAGTGCCTTACCAGCGATTGCAGCCAAGCCCTTCCCTGCCCCGTAACCCACACCGCCGCCTACTGCGCCAAGTGCGCCTTCAGTCGCGATGTTCTTCAAAATTTGACCGTCGCCAGTTGTCGGCGTCAGCGCGCCCATACCAGCACCGGCAGCGCCGTTTGCTATCAAGGCCGGAATCAAACCTTCGGGAGCAAGCACGCCAGCAGCGACGTAGGGCAATGCCTTGACGCCCACATTACCGATCTGACCGCCTGCTGTATTGCCGAGTGCCTGGCGCATTGGATCGGCTTCGGCCTTGGCCTGTTGTGCTTGTAACTGCTTGAGCGTGGCATCGTCGCCAGTAACGCGATTTGCCAATTGGCGAACACCACCGGCGATGTCAGATACGGCATTGCCCGCGCCTTGCGCAAGGTTCGTTACGAATCCTTGCTCATTCACTTTCTGGCGAGCAGCTTGGTACTGAGCCAATGGCGAGCCACCAACTTGCTGCACGATGTCGTCTGCCGACATGCCGCTCGATGTCATGTGCTGGATCATGGACGACACGGGTGATTTCGCGAGCGACTGCACGACTGCTTGCGGCGACGCGCCACTTTGAATCATGCCCACGACTGCACTTTGAGTCGAGGCCACTACGTCAGGGCTAAACGGCTGAACGGAAGACGATGTATCCAAATGACCGGCCAGCTTCGCAACATACGCGGAAGTCTCTTTCGGCAGGAAGCCGTGATTGGCAAGCGACAGCGCATCAGTGGGAACACCCGCACCCGCAGCGGCCTTGATGGCCTTATCCAAGTTACCCGGCCCCCAATTGTAAGCAGCACCAGCGAGCAAGGGATCACCGTACTTCTTCGATAAGTCGCCCAGGTAGTCGGCAGCCCCACGAGTTGAATCCGCTGTATCGAGGACATTGACGTTGTACTGTTTTGCAGTGCTGGGCATGAACTGGAATGCACCTTGGGCGCCCGCGGACGATGTACGGCCAACCACATCTGGATGACCGCCCGCCGTCTCGTTTTTCAAGACGCCAGCGAGCAAGCCCGGTCGCAATCCGCGATCCTGTTCAAGCCCGCCTGCGAACTGCTGCCAGTTCGGATTGTTGATTAGTAGATCAGCCATTATTTGAACCCGTATTGTGCTGCGCTAACTTGTTGGCCGCGACTCGGAACCGCAGCAGCCGCACCTGGAGCCGTGGTCTGCAAACTTGCCGCGTGATCCTGCAATGCCTGCCTTTGCTTAAGCAATTGCTCGTTCATGCTGGCGATAATGTTCTTCGCCGCCTTCGCGTCGGTCGTCTGCTTCAAGCCGCCGTTATCACGCATGTACTGGAACTCGCTTTGCGCCATACGTGGTGCACCGCCAGCCTCACCAGCACCCGCTAGAGCATTACGCGTTTCGCTGAATAAGTCCTGCGCAAGCAATGCGTTCAGCTCTTGACGACCTGCTGTCAGATTAGGCAGATGGCCAAGGTACGGACCTGTCTCTGTCGAGTCGTACAGTTCCTCGATTCGCTTGTTTCGCGCCAAGGCCGTATCAATTGCTGCCAACGCATTTGCATTCGACTGGACAGCAGCGCTGATCTTCGCTGTCTGCTCGTCATTGCGAGCAACGACGCTGGAATCAACGACAGGCTTACCGCTGCCATCGAGCATTGGTGATGTGCTGCCGTCCTTGTGTACGTTCAGGCGGTAACCGTGTTCGTCTGTGGTTTGCCCTGTAACGAGCTTTTCACCACCAGCACCAATGCGCTGATGCTGTGTTGCACCAGTCGCCGAATCTTCCGTGACTTGAATAAAGCCGCCGTTAACCGGGTCGGCCATGACGGTCGTTTTGTAGCGGCCGTTTTTACTGCCGAACATTGCATTCATTTGTGCCGTTGCCATCTGCTGGCCCATCGGACCTGTGCGGGCAATGGCTTGTAGTTGCGCGATCTGGTTAGCTTGTGTCGGCTGCGCATTGGCGACAGCCTGATCAATCATGGAACGTGGATCACCGATTGGAGATGTCGGCTCTTGCTGCTGAGTCATTTGCGGCTGTGGCTGCGGCATAGGCGCTTGGCTCAGTTGCGGCATTGATGGCGCTGTAGGCGCTGAAGGGACTGGTGTAGTCGCACCAGTGACGTTCTGTGACGTGCTACGCACATTGCCTACTGGGGCCGGAGTTGGTGCTGGCGAACCACCACCGAATAATTTCGCAGCCGTCGCAATGTCGTCTGGGTTTAGGCCACCACTGGCACCTGTCGGCAGATTAGTCGATGGGCCAAGCTTGCGCGACAAGCCGCTGCCTGATCCGAAACTTTGCGGTCCACCTGTAACTGCTTGCGATGCCCCAATCGGCGCACTCACGGCAGGAGCCACCGCACTAGGCTGCGCGGAACCTGTCTTCGATCCAAGCGCCTTAGCTGCTGCCTTTGCTAATGGAATGATGGTCGTGGTCGGCGTATCGACTGCAAAGGTCTGCACATCAAGCGATTGATCCGCATTCGGGTCGATACGCTCGCCGCCTTGAGGCGTGCGATTCGCTTCGCGTTGAAGCTCTGCATCTGCTTCTCTTTGCGTCTGTTCTGCGGCAGCACGTTGACCGGCTGGCGAGTTCTTGGGGTCCATCGCCCATGCCAAAGCATCTTGCGAATCCTGCGTGAGTTGTTTTTGCTTATCGTCGGCTGCGTCATTTGCCTTCACACTGAGAGCACCTGCGAGAATGCGGGCGAGTGTGGAACCAACTGAATTGCCACCCGCGAAGCCAGTAAAGTCGCCGCTCTTGATGAACTGCCCCTGATTGGACTGCGCTCCCAACGCCTGTAACGCCTGAGCAGCTTGCCGCTGTCGTGCCAGCTTTTGCGCTTCAACGTCGTAATTAAACGTACTTGGATCAGATGGCGTAGAGGAACCGCCAAACCAGTTATTTGTCATTCAATGTCTCCTGTGCTTCATTGAGACGACGAATAAACGGCTCAACGACCACTTTTATTTTTATCAGCCGTGCATTCACTTCGGACGCAACTTCTGGATGGTTCACTACAAGGTATTTATGGGCACCGTGTTCAAGCCATGCAGTGCAGCGCATGCAGTCAGGCGTCGATGTCATACCTGCTGCATAGAACGGCGGCAAAGGAATGCCGTGAGCAGCGATGCACTTTTCGACATCTTCCGTCGTCCAATGCGCTATCGGAAATAGCAGTTGAATGCCATCGATTACCGATCCATTCGCGACATGGCTTTTGGTGCTATCTTGATCTCGCTGCCCGCGCATCAGCAACGTGATGCCGTCTGCTTTCATGCGCTCGTGCATGGGAACCATAATCGAGTGGAAGCAGCAGTTGTGACGGTCGATCAATGGCACGTAGCCGTCGATGTCTTCGCGGGCAAGCTGGAAGCCAGTACCCGGTTGCATGACATCACTGGGCCAGCCCATCTGCTCGTGAACCTCGTTCACGCGTCCCATAATTTCAACGAAGCGCGGCACGACGTTTTTGACCGCGTCAATGAGCGCTTTGGTTTCCGGGTAAGCGTCACCGCTGTTCGTGTAGTAGACCGTGATGCGATCCCAGTACGGACGTAGCGCAATCAGCAAGGCTAGGCTGTCACGGCCACCGCTGAACTGAACAGCAATGCGCTGATGGGCATCGATCACGGAGTCGAAGTCTACGTTTGCCATTAGAATGCGACCGCCGCCGCCATCGCCAACGCGCCCACGCCACCAATGGCCGAACTTGAGTTGGCACTGTTCTGTGCGGCGACACCAGAGTTGTATTGTCCAGTCGCACTGGCTGCGCCCGTGTAATCAGCACCGGGCGAGTAACCCGCTGAAGCAAAGCCTGGCATCTGCGGCATACCAACCTGCTGTCCAGACATCACAGCATTCATGGTGTTCAACGGCTGCAAGTAGTCCTGGTATGCATTCGCGTAAGCGGTTTGGTATTTCTGCATCGCTTGGGCATACGACTGCTGCTGGGCGGCATTGCTGTTTTGAGTCGCTTGCTGATTTGCCGCGTATGTGCCCAGTGCTTGGCTATACGCTTGACCGGATGCGTTATTGGCCGCATCGAAGCTACTCAGCCCTTGCGAGTAAGCTTGATTCTGGGCCGAGTTACCCGCCTGATAGCCCGCTAACGCCGATGCGTAATTGTTGTTGGCGAGCTGGTTGCCGGTAACAACCGCCTGATTCGCCAACTGGTCTTGCTGCTGCCCTTGGACGCGCAAAATGTTCTGCATGGCGTTGTTGTACGCTTCAGTTCCCGGCGTCAGACCCTGCATGCGCAGTTTGGAATCGAGATAGTTTTGGTCTTGCTGCCATCCATCGGTGAGCAAACCTGTTGATGCTTTGTAGGCTGCTTGGGTTCCCGCATCGGCTGTCGCCTGATCATACTTGGGGGCATTCAGATTGACGTTCCCTGCTGCTGACGTGTACGTGCTTGGATCGGTTTTTACTTGCGCGGACGGCGGACTAAAGTTCTGGAAATTGCTATTGACGCCAGGTACGCCACCCAAGTACGAGGACATGTCAGGCGGCTTGTAACCGTTCGCCATCTGATTGGCGACTTGGCCTTGCAGGGTATTTGCCAATGACGACTGGTTCTGCTGTATGTGCTGCTGGTCTTTCAACGCAGCTTGCTCTTCAGGCGTCAATGAGACGTTCTGCGTCCACTTATCAGTTCCGTCGGCATTCTTGGTACTTGTCCAGGTAGACGAACCCCAAGGCGTGTATTGGTCGGGACGGTTAGCTGCCGTTTGGGAGGCTAAATTCTGTGCGTTGCCTGCGGCAGTCGCTTGTGCTGCACCTGTGTAATCCGGTGCTGGTGGTGCTGATCCTTTGGACATCTGTGCGTCCTTCCATAATGTGTGTTCAGTTGCTATTTAGTGGGTGATGCCACTCCTTTCCGTCGTTGCCGACAAATGAATTACCGCTACTGATTCGGATTGAACATCGTGCCGCCTTGCACCGTTTGCGTCTGCATAGCTGGTCGGGCTTGCTGCTGCGATCCGACTGGCATTGCGCCGCCGCCTTTACCCAACTGCGATAAGATCATCGTTATCGCCTTCATTTGGTTGTCGTTCAATGCCGACGAATTTGCTGCGCCTGTTGCTGGTGCCGCAGGTGTTGCCGGTTCTGGTGGTGGTGATGTGCCTTGGCCCATTTCATTTTTCCTGATGTTTTGAAGGCTTTGACCATGGGCCTGCCAACCATTGTTTTCGCGTCAACCCGTAGATCAACGCATCCTTGTCCTCGCCAAACGCATCTGCCAGACGCGCAGCGTAGACATGACCTAATTTTTCGTGCATGGTGATTGCTGCCGTGTTATCTACCGACACCGTAAAGTTGAAGCGCGTTTTGCCTGCATGGCGGAAAACGAAGTCGTAGACCGTGAAAGCGAAATCGCGAGTAAGCCATCGGCGTGATCCATTGCTGGCGATGTTGCCCTCGCAGGCGAAGGGACTCCATCGATTGATGGCAACGACAGCGAGGATTTCCGGCGCTTGATCCTCGTGCATGACTACATGCGCGATCGTGCGGCAATCGCTCGCATTGAAGTCGCCCACACAGCCAATGCGCTCCTGCATCCATTTCAGGAACAGCGGTGCGTGCCGCTGGTCGGTAATGATTACGCGCTTAGGCAAAGGGGCCACCCGGCGCAACCAGCAAATCGGTCGCGCTCCAAAGAGTGTCGGCGGTTGCACTCACGGAAACCGTGACCGCCGCATACGTACCTGGATACGAAGCGACGCCCGTCCAACGGTTCACAGTAGTGAGACTGCCTACCCATGTGGTGCTGGGGTCGTCCCATCTTGCGGTATCCCAGACTGCGCCAGTTGCCGGATTGACAGTCGCGCTGCCAATGATCGGAGTCAGGTTAAAGTCCGTGTTAACGCCCACAAAGACGTTTGGACTTGAACTGCCAGTGACCAGAAACGGCTTTACCTGCTTGACGTGCTTGACGACGCCACTGCCGAAGGCTGCATCCATGGAGCTGAACGCGGTCATGGCCGTGGCGATGATGTTGTTGCCTCCGGCCCCATTGATGTCTGCACCGTCCTGATACCCGATGAACGCAAGTGCAACGAAGCCCGTTCCCCCAAAGTAGAACGCGTCGTTGAACAGACCGTAGCACTGCGCAGGCCAGCCGGTAAATTGAGTCCAGCCCTGAGTGATGGTGTTGAAGCAGAACTGGAAATTGTTCGATTGCAGGCTTTGCGGAATGTTCAACAGCATGATGTTCGCACCTGGGTACACCGATGCTTCAAAGCCCGGAGTATTGGAGAGCGAGGCAACTAGATTGCTGATGGTCGGTGAGATTTTGTACGTGAGCGCCGATGAGCTTTCGACCCGTTCGCTTTGCAGGTATTTGCTCATCGGGTTCAAACCATCTTGAGTCAAGATGAGCAAGTCGCCTTCATACTGCGTAGTGCAACGGCGGCCAACTGGCGAGCCGATTTTGTATTGGCCGATCATCGACCAATCCGTTGCACTGGATGGGTTCGTGCCTTGGAATACAACGACATCACCCTTGTCGGAAACGCCGACAAGCATCGCCTGCGTGCCACTCGATCCGCCGCTATCCATCGTCCACGTTGCAAGCTTTTGCAACTTGCCGCCATTCGGGAAGAACGGGCCAAAATCCAACGGATGCAACGCCCCGCCGACTTGGCCGATGTCGCAGTAATAGCCGACAGTTGTATTGTTTGCGACAAACCACAGACGCTGCTGGTGCAGCACGACATCTACGAAATTACTGATGCTGACTGGATTAGAATTGGCGTCAGCTGCCGCGAACTGGCCGACGCCCGCAGGGCTTGCGACCTGAGTGCATGTCTGCCAAACAGAGCCGTCATACAAGCGCGGCGCGTCTGCGCCATTAACTGCAATCAGGATGCTCGCTGATGCCTGCGTGTACGTCTGCACGACGCTTTGCCAGTAGTTGTTTGTGGCGCTTAGTCCAGACACCACAGGAGCGCCCACAAAGCCGCCGCTGGTCACGTCGTAGATGCCGCTACCACTGCACGCAAACAACCTGCTGGCCCCGTTGAAACGTCCGTGATACGCGAGCAGACTAGTGACCGTTCCCGGCAAACCAGTCGCCCATTTACGATAGCCAGGTCGCACAGCCAAGCCCTGATTGGTAGCAACGAAATTTTGGATACTTAACCCGTAGCTGGGGTCCATCGACTGCAATGGGTCAAGCGTGTTGATGCCTCGGAACGGCGCTGGCATCTGCACGTTCTGTGCGCTGCGTTGTTGAGGTCTAAGTGAGGTTTTTCCCATTACGCACCAAATCCAGTATCTGGAATGTTGGCAGTCGAGAGCAGCGGAATGCCACCAGTGCCACCACTTATGTTCAAGCTACGTGGCGCGGTGTCGGTGCTTTTCGCGTATTCCAAAGCACGGGCGTAATCGACCAATGCCGCCGTCGTATCCATGTTCACACTCGCGAGCCATTTCAACTTCGCGCCATAGGTCACGCAACGATGGTCAAGAACGATCTTGTCGCTGTCTTGCAGGAACGCGCTTTGCGGAATGCCTGCGCTGCTGGTGCAATACGCATTGCTGATGTACTCGTAGACGAATGTGTAGGGCGTCGATCCAGGTATGGGATACAGGTACATCCGGTTGTTCATTATTCGATAACGAACAAATGGGCTTGATGCCAGTTGCGATACCTTGACTTGTTCCCATTCCGGCCCGGTAAACGGCCCCATCATCGGCCAGCGATTATTCTGGTCAAAGAACGTACTACCGATGAAGCGCTCTTCGTCAGTTGGGAACGGGTAGTTATCAACTCCCGGTGTCGTGGTAAAGGTGTAGCTCTTCTGTAAAACCTGCCAATCGTACTCGCGAAGCAGATCATCGCAAGTGGCTTGGATCATGCCGAGCAGCTTCAAGATGTTGGTATCGGTGGACGACACAACAGTGGTCGGCGTTGGAAATCCAAGCTCAGTGGTGATCGTCTTCGCGATCTCTAAAAGGGTCTTCTGAACCATGTTGTTGTGTCGCCTCGTTAAATCCTTATTTAGTTGATGCCGTCTTGGATTCCTTCGGGAGCGCTTGAGCCAACATTGCAGTGAATCGATCTTCCATTGCCTTGAGTTCGGCCTTGTGACGGTCTTCCTGCTCTTCCATCTGGACGCGGACAATTGCTGTGGCGTTCTTGTCCTTCGCGTCTTCCAAAAACTGCTTGGCTTTATGCTTCATGGCGTAGAAGCCGCGCAGCACGCCGCTTGAACTATCGGAAAGTTCGGCAAGCTGTTCAACCGTGCGAATGCCTTGATGCTTCAATTCGGCGATCTGTGAAGGCTGCATAGCGGGCCACAAGTCCAACGGAGTGCCAGTCACGACAGCGCCCTGCCCTTGCTTGAACTGCGCGTACTCCAACGGAAAACGCCATTCGTAGAAGTCGGTCACTGGTGCATGTACGATCAGATCGCGATTGCCTGGTATCGTGATCGTGATGAAATCCATGTCAACGTACTTGGGCACACCGCCAGCAAGATAGGTCTCGCGCTTGGAAAACACTGATTCGACGGTGAACTTGACGTTTAGGCCCACATCGCTGCCATAGTCAGCGTGCTTAATTAGTCGGCCCGTTCGTGGGTCACGAACGCCGCGTGTCTCTTCTTCCGCAAATCGATTGATGCCGCCTTGATTGGCGATTGCTACATCGAGGTTGATTTCGTTCAGGTTGTTATCTGTATTCATTGATTTCTCCTGCCATGATGGAGCGAGTAACGCTTGTTATCGCGGCTCTCCGATCTGGTGGCAAACAGCAGCAGCGTGATTGCTCTGCTCGCCTATTTAGCCGCTTAGTGCCGTGGCCAGGATGACAACTAGTGCAAGATCGGGTAGAGTCCCACTACCGCTGCTCGCGGCTGCGGATTCAAATAGGGCAAAATTCGAGGGCAGAGTCGCTCCCTGCTAACCGGACATTTAGTAGTCCAAAACACGTTGGGCTTGATACACATGCGCAGCTATTCTTACATCGTCTTTGTCACTTCAATTCTCCTGTCTGGATGCGTAACGAATTCGTTTAATCGAGTAGAAGAGTTGGGGCGCTACACTACGAAAGTTCCTCTATACCTTGATTCGTGTGAGATTTTCACATCGTCCTACTCAGTCTTTTGGGGCGGTCCGACCCGCCAAACCTGTTTAAGGACTTCTCCACTCATCGGTGGAACAAAGTCTGCTCAACCGAATCTTCCAATAGGTTCACCTGTCCGTGTCGTTTCAGTCGGTACGTTACGTGGACCAAATCTTGGATACGAACGTGCAGAATTGTTGGTTCGCCGCACCGATGGAACGGAGATTGCCGCATACGCAGATTGGCCTCAAATGTTATCGACATTGACGAAAGAATGACGCCTGCGCCACTCTTGTCCAACCATTCCGTCAACCAGACCGCTACATCGCTTCGCGCTGTAGCGTCGTCCGGTTACGTCCAACGCTGGGAAGCTATGGGGCTATAGCGGAAGTTTCGTTGTCTGCGATGTGCTGACTCTATTTCCCTTCCAGCGACTACGCAGAAAAATGAAAAGCTCCCGAAGGAGCTTTTTCATGTCTGGATTACCAGATTAGGTATTGCTGTAGATACCTGAGAACTGCGGTCCACTCATGGTCAAGTTACCTGCCCATACCAAGGTCTTGACAGTGCTATCTTGGTTGACTGCACTCTTGTCGTCCAAAGCGATCATGTTGCGATCCTTGTGAGTACGCCATTTCATGTAATCGGTGTTCAGGAAGTAAGCAGACAGCGCGCCAATACCCGAAGCGTTTGTATCGAAGACGACTGGAATGTTCTGGAACTGGGTAGTCACGAAACCAGCGTCAGCCATGCTCGAATCAGAAACACGCTGCATGTTTTGCAGACCTGATTGGAACAGGGAGTACACGGCAGGCGATGCCAAGATGATTTTTGGACGGTCAGTGCCACGTGTCATGCTGAGAATGAAAGTGTTCCATTGGTTGATCAACGCAGTGCCGGTAGCCGCTACCGCACCACCATCGACCGATGCTTGGTACTTTTGATTGCGCCAGAAGCTTGACGTAACGCGACTGATACCGCCGTAAGTGCCAAGGGTATTAGCCAGCGGGATAGCAGCAGCCAGGCCGGTGATGTTCTTGCCGCTGTTGCCCGTACCATCCAGATAGAAGTGTCGGTTCAACAGATTCTGCATCGTTGCTTCAGTGACCTTGACGCGAGCCTCAACGAGGTCGATCAATGCTTCCTTACCGCTGTTGATCAGTGTTTCACGACCGGAGAAGGTCACTGGAACAGCGTACTGCGAGAAGGTGTATTGAGCTGCTGAGATCACATCTGCGGTTGCTGTTGGCAGCGTGTCGTAACCACTGTACGAACCACCGTTGCCGTTTTCTGCAAACGACAGGTTTTCGTTGATGTAAGTACCACCATCAAAGGTGGCGAAGCCACCACTTTTCTTCATTGCCAGAAGTGCGGCGTTATGTGATGTGACGTTATCGGCGATGTCCTTCGAACGGTATTCGATGGTGGTTGCCGCGAGGTCACTAAGATTTGGAAATGCCATTTTTATTGTCCTTAGTAGACGAAGCGACCGTTTCTAATCGAGTCTTTAT